TTTTCAGAAGTTACTTCTTCTGTTTCTTCAGTAGTTTCTACTTTAGAAAGGTTTTGAAGTTTTGCTTTAAGTTCTTCGTTTTCTTTTTTCAAAGTTTCGATTTCATTAAAGAAAGTTTCTTTTACGATTGACTCAACTACTTTTTTAACAGGCTTTGCTTCGTCTGCCATCTCTTCTTCTTTTTCGTCGTAGTCTTTTTTCGCTTCTTCTTCAATTACTTCTTCTTCTTCTTCGGCTGCTTCTTCTTTTATTTCTGCAATTAAACCCTCTTCAGTAACAACTAAAATCATTCCATCATCCATCTTGTATTCTCCGATTGGAAGTGGAATTCTTTGTTCGTCTTCTGTGATTATAACAACTTCGTTTTCTGGTGCAAATTCATCTGCTTCAATGATTGTTACACCATCTTCTAACTTGCGTTGTTCAAGTTTAACTTCCATTCCTAAAAGTTCTCTTACTTTGTTTAGTATTGCTTTATTGTTCATAGCTTATTTATTTTATGCTTTTTATTTCTGTCAATATGCTCTCTATGTTGTCATTTATTTGGTCTGACAAATCCAAAATGTCGTAAAATTCTTTAGACGCAGGACTATTTTTAACGTCTAAACCTAATTCTTTTGCTGCCTTTTCGTATTTATTCATTAAGCCATTTGCACGTTTTTCTAAATTAGCTGCGAATTTTTTATTATTTAACCAAAATTGCGATTTATCTTTAACTGCCGATACTGCTTTTTTTACCGCTGCTTCGGCTTTGTTTGCATTTGCTAAATCTTTTAGAGTTTCTTTTTTTAGACTTGCTATATCGTCTATAATACCAAGCTCTACTTTTTGAGAAGCTAACTCCGTTTTTTTGTCTTCTTTTGCCCAATCAGCAAAAATCTTATTTAGTCGTTCCATACTATATTAACTTTATTTTAAATTGTTTGTTGCATTTTTGGTTTATATGTTGCCTATTCCTTGATTTCTTATAGTGCCTTTACAACACTTTGTTGAATATGTATTGTCTTCACATAAACAAGCTTTACGAGAGTTTTTAGGACTGCTTTGTGCTTGTGGCCTTTCTACTTTCTTTTTACTCATAGTTCGTGTTTTTATCGTAATTCTTTAACGTAACTATTTGCAATTTTTTCAAGTCTTTGACTTTCTTTTAGAGCCGTTTCTAATTTAGGAAGTGGTATACCCAAACTGTCAGCCATATCAGTTGTACCAATAGCTTCTTTAATTACCTTTTTAAATAAATCAGCAGCATCTATATATTTTCTGGCAGCTTCTTGTCTTATTTGACTTGCCTTGTCAAATTCACTTAATGCTTTATCGTACATTTTTAAATTGTCATCAATCAAACCAAGTTCTACTTTTTCACTTGCTAACTTTGTCATTACTTTATTAGTAATTTCTTTTTCTAATTGTTCTCTTAAATTCATTTCAATAGGTCTTTTAGTTTGTTTATTGTTTCCGTTTTTTTATCGTCTTTACTCATATCGTATCTGTCGCTAAAAAATCCTTCAATACTGAAACCGCGGATAGTACCCTCTTTTGCTTTGTCGTATAGTTCTTGATCGTCTATCTTTGCCGATACCATCCAAGTTCCAACAGGAACATCCAAGCCATATAAAGCCGTTTTGTCTTTCTTGCTATCTTCTACTATCCAACTTTCAACTATTGTAACGCCATCAATTTTGTTTTCGTGTTCAAAGGTTGCGTTTTTATGATTCGATTTTTTAAAAAATAATTCACTTGCCTGGCGTACCGTGTTTTTAGAAAAGTAAATATAGTACTCATCTCCTTTGTCGTTTCTTCTGTAAATACTTTTATCTGGAATAAGTGCAGCACCCATTAAGATTTTCTTTTCTGCGTTAATCTCTTTTAGATATAGTTCGTGTTTTTGTTTAGAAAGTGCGATGAAGTTGGATTCAATCGCAGGTGTTTCTACTAAAGAAATTGCGTCTATTCCACTTTGTTCATCGTTTGGATCAATTATAAGTTCTACGATTTTAAATGTTTTTGATTCACTGCTCATATTATAATAACTTTTATTTGTTTATAGTGTTGCATTTTGTACTCTATTTCTGTCAAGTGCTTGGCTTGTAGTTACTTCTCCACTTACTACATAGGCCTGGACAGGTTGTTGTTGTAATTGTGCTATTTGATTTATGCCACTATCTCCAACAACGTTAAATTGTGGCGCTGCACCTCCACCTAAATCTGGTGCAGATTCTGATCCACCACCTCCATTACTTCCACCACCTTGAAATTGTTGACTTGCTATTGTTGCCACGTTTACCAATCCTGCTGCAACTGCAACTCCTGCTGCTATAAATGGTGCAGATGGATTTAATACCGTAATTGGATTTGCTGCCGTACTTGCAAATATTGCGTTGGCACTTTTATAAGTGTCTATTGTTGCTTGTGCTATACTAACTGCCTTTTGAACTTGAAAAGCCCTTTTAGCTGCCTTTTCGCTTTTACCAGCAAATAATTCTGATAGGTTGCTAATAGTTTGTAAACCTTGTGAAGCAATATCAAATTTAAAATCTTGTATTGCCTGTGCTTCTGCTATTGATTTATCAGATGCTGCTTTTTCTTTGTCTGCTTTTTCTTTTCTAAATTGATCTTCTATTGCAGCTTGATCTATTAAAAATTGTGCTTCTAATTGTTTTGTAAGTTCTGCATTATCTTGTGCAAGTAAATACTTTGCTTCATAACTTTGTGACAAAGCAATTATTTCTGCCATTTGCCTGTCTTTCATTAAGTCAAGTTCTAACTGAAATAAAGCATCTTCTTTATCTATTCTTTCTTGATTCTCCTTTTTGTTTATCTCATCTATTTTTGCATTCTTTTCTTTTTCTAAATCAACGTACTTTTTATTAATTACTTTTTGTTGTGCAAGTTCTTGCTCATCAAATAATTCTATTAATCTTGCTCTTTCTTTTCTTGTTAGTTTCGTGTTTTTCTTGGCATCTTCACGAAGTCTTCTAAACTTGTCTTCATTTATTGCAAGTTCTTTTTCTATGCCATCTTGAAAAAGTGAGTTTTCAATATCTTCTATTTGTCTTTGTATGCTTAATCTTTCTTGTGCGTATTGTTTGTACTTCTCGTTTCTCGCCTTTCGCCTTTCCTCTACTCCATCCTCATAATCTAAATCTAAATTTTCTCTTCTTACATTAAACGCTTGTATTTCATCATAATCATTTGCTAATGCTTTCGCTTTTAATTTCGTTAACGTTGCCGTTCTTTTTGCTACCTCTGATAATTCTCTTGCGTGGTCAGTTCTTCCTCTTGCTAAATTGGCATCTATAATGGCTTGAAAAACTGCGATACCTGCCTCTTCTTGTTCTATTTGTGCCTGCTTACTTTCTATAAATAATCTCTCTTCCTCCGCAATACTATCTTCTTTAGATTGTGCAAGGTTTTTATTTATTTCTTCTATTTTTTCTGCGTTACCCTCTGCCTTTCGCAGTTCTAAATTATAAGTATCTTCTAAAGCTTGTTGTCTTTCTTTCTCTTTACCAATCGCTTTATTTATGGCTTCTATTTCTTTAGAAGCATTATCCATAGCAGCCTTATGCCTCTTGCCTTCTGCCTCAAATCTTTTTGCTTGCTCTTCTGCATTAGCTTTTCTTGTTTTTTCTTGTTCAGTTTCCAAAACTCCAATGGCTTGAAGCCCTTTCTGAAATAGTTTTACCGTAGCAATCAAAGGCATAAAAGCAATCATAAGGGCTTTAGTCATTAAGCCACCCTCCTTAAAACCTTTGTTAACATCTGTTAATACTGCTTTAACCTTGTCAAAATTTGCCACGAGTAAACCAATACCTACAACTAAAGCACCCACACCTGTACTAATAAGTGCTGCTCTAAACAACTTTAATCCTGTTGTTGCACCACCAGTAACAAAAGTAAATGCTGCTTGTCCTGCTGCTGCCAATTTACTACCTATTGATAATTCTCTGTAAGCTTCTGTAAGACCTTGTACTCCTTGTTGTATAGCTAATGCAGATTGAACTTTTAAAAGTGATTCTTCAAGTGCTTCGTTTTCATCTCCAAATAAAGCCATTGCGCCCTGTGTAGCTGCAAAGCCACTTGTAGCACCATTTAACGCACTACCTAACTTTTGCGTCATTGTAGTGGCTGCACCATCTACTGCTAAATCCGTTTGAATTTGTACCTTACGATATTCTCCTACCTTTGTTAATAGTTCTTGATATTCTTTAGAAGCCGTATCTCCTGCAAGTGCTAACTCGTAAAGGCGATCTTCTGCTTCGCCCATTCTTGTAGTAAGTGGCTGCAATTCTCCATAAACTTCTTCAAAAGTCGCATCTAAATTTTTTGCGCTTTTTGTTGTTTCGTCTACTGCTTTGTTAAAGGACTTAAAGTCTTTTTCTGCTTCTGAAGCATTTGAATTTATGTCTATGTTTATAGTTCTTTTTTCAGCCATTTGAGTGTGTCTTTATTTCGTGTTTTTAACAAGTTCATTCTTTTCTTTTGCTTATAAATTCCTTTCACTCCTGTTTCATAACTATATAACCCTTTCGCCACTTGTACGTTGTAGCTGCCATTATAAAAATCGTCTATTGCCAATAAGTCTACTATGTTCTTGATCATTACGGTTGTTGTTGGATAAATATTTGATTGCTTGTTTGTGTTCCGTTACTGAATGTATAAGTAACAACTAAAGTATATAGTTCAATAGTTCCCTCTTCTGTTCTTACTCTGTCAAGGTCTTCCGTGTTTATGTAGTCTGCATTGTCTTCCGTTTTTAGTACCGTTGTAGTATTTGGATTGTCTGGAATACATACCTCTACCGTACCCTCACTTGTTAAAGTGCTTGGTGTAATCGTTACACTTGGATTGCTACAAGTTATATCTGCTTGAACTACTCCGTTAGGAAATAAGATTCTAACGTCTAAACATTGTGCTGCATCACTTGGAATTAACGGCTCGTTTGGAACGTTGCCAATAGATATAACAGGTCTAAAATCATTTATTAAAACAAAATCTACATCGCCAGTATTTAGATTAGATTTCATTGATTCTATAATGTATCTTTTATCTATGATATTTAGACGGTCATTTAAACGAAGATTAGTAAGTAAACTTACAGGCAGATTCGTTTTTATGGTTGTTCTTCTATTCTTTAAATTAAATAAGTTGCTTAAATAACCAAAGTAGTATGTAGCAAATAAAGTATTTTGTTCAACCAATCCTGTAAGTGTGCTAATTTCTGCATTGAAATTTAGTGTGTAGTTTTCAGTTAATACTTTTACATCTTGTCCGAAAGGCATATATTCCGTTAATGTATTTATGCCTGTTCCTGTATTGAATTTAAATGAAGTAGTTGTTTCATCATATATATACAATAACATCGGTTTAGGAACATAAGAATTTAAATCTTTGTCTATTGTAAATCCAACTTGTAGATCCGTGTTTGTAAACCTTTGAAAGTGCATATTTTCAAAAGGCTGCTCTATCTTATATTCTCCTCCATCGTAATCAAAAGCCACTTGCGTATCTCCATATTCTCTTCCAAATAAATCTCTAAATTCAGTATTTAAAATATTTTCACTTTGTTGGTATTTAAATTGTATGTTGTTAAATAGTTTAAGCCTATCAATATTTGTGCTTTTTATATCCGTGTATTTCGTGATATCCACAACTGCGCCTTTCGCATACCAATCGTCTAACGGCTCAACTTGAAACACGCCATCTGCAATTCCATAGCAAGTTAAATTAAACTCCTTTAAAACGCCTGTAAAGAACTCCGATACTTTCATATCTGGCAAGTATGCAATAGGGTCGATATCTCCACTTAATGCCATTGAACTATTCGCAAAGAATATGTTGCTTAAACTTGGAAAATAAGATGGGTCTGATTGTAGTTGTTCGTACCTAACAGAAATATTTACCGTTGTGCTTTCCGTTGCACGAACTCTAAAGTGCAATACATCTTGTGTATTAATATTATCGTTACGTCTTACATACGCTTGTTGAAATATGGCAAATTGTCCATCTATTGTAATACTTAATACACCATTAATAAAAACATCAATGTAATAAATTGCCGTTGCACTGGTGCAACTTGCTGACACAAATACTCTATGGCTTGTTGCATCTTCAAAAAACGCACTACTTGGCGTTACTCCAAAAGCTTCAACGTAATTAACAGGTTGTATTGTAAGTGTTTCTTCTGCTAAATCAAAGTAGTCTTGATATACTGCTGAACTTGGATTACTTGCATCTTCTCCACCTGTTGTAAAATCTACATCTTCCGTAGTTGTGAAAAATTGAAAGTCGTTTGCATTTTGACAATACAAGAAACAATTTTGAAATCTTTTATCTGTTAAGAAAGTTCCATCAAATGTTACTCCGTATTTCCCTTGCATAGCACCAAATATTGCAGCTAATCTTATGGCTGGAAATAATTCATTATATGCAATAGCACCTGTATTCGTGTTTATGTCGTTTACTCCTGCATCGTCATAAGTTAAATATCTTCTTGTGATTAGTGGATAACGTACAACGTAATTTGTAGCACCATCCGTAACTCTATTTTCTACTTCTGTTGCCGTGTAATCGTGTGCATATATATTTAAAAGTGTTAAGTCTTGAAGTTTATCGTCTGCAAACTTGTCTTTTAAACTTGTGATATCTCCGTAAAAAGTAATCTGATAACTATAAGGTTGGTTATCTTTTACTTCCGATTTTTCAAGGCTTATTTTTCCACGTCTAAATGTTGTTAAGTCTATTTCAATATACGCATCTCTTCTTATGTTGTAGTCTATTGTGCTATTTACATCATTCTGATAGAAGTGTTCAAATATTGCATCGTTTTTAATTGAACTCGGAACTGAAAAGCTTTGTGAGAAATCGGTAAATATTTTACTTATATCGCTTATGTCTTGCTGCTTACTTGTGACGCTTATTATTTCGTCTTTGAATAAATCAAGTCTTTGCCCCTCTATGTATACTTGTACAGTTCTCATTAAACTACATTGTTAATTAAATCGTAAGCAAATTCAAACTCCATTTCGTAGTTAATCATTCCATCGTTTATTCCTACTTGTTTTTGAAGTGATTTAGTTTTGGCTTTTACAGGAGTGTAATTCGTGTTTACCTCGTAATCTAATAGAAGCACCTTTTCACTCAATAACATCTGTTGTATATAATCGCCATAGTCATCATTTACCCATCCTGTATTCAGCTTAATAGTTTCTTTTGCGTTTATGTTAAACTCCTTGAATTGTCCATCTCCAGAAAGATTTGGATAGTAAGGTAATGCGCTTGGATTGAATTTGTATTCATTAGTCTTTACGTTTATACTTCTTTTCTTTACTTTTTGAAAGAATATTCGCGACCAACTTCCATAACGATTAATAAAGTCCACAACTACTGGCTGGTATTTTGGTTCGCATTGTGGCTTAAAATATGCAGTCCACCGTTCTGTTACACCACCTATTAAGATTTCTACTTTGTTTCCGTTTGGTGCATAAGTTAAATATGCTCGTGCATAGCTTTTTACTCCATCAGTAGTAGCCGTTTCTGTAAACGTTGCACCTGTTACTAAATCAGTATACTTAACAACATCTCCTATACTTAACTCACAATCGAAAGACCCCCACAAACCATTACCTTGTGTTGTTGGTATTGTAGCATCATAGTTGTAAAAATAAGTACCCTCATCTAAAAGTGCTATTGGTGTTGTTGAATTGTATCCATCCATATAGTAGTTATAGCCATCTACAAAAGTTCCTGTTTCTGTTGTATCTAATACATACGATCCACCTATTAAGTTATATGACTTCACTTCATAGTCTACTAAATAATCCGTGTTTGTGTCTATGCCATAAGCTAAACCTGTCGCATTTTGCCACGTTGTAAAAGAATAATATTCACGAACATAAGGCGAAATATTGTAAAAAGTTTTAGTGTTGTTAGAAGCTGGAATTAATTTAGATAGTGTGTAAGTTGGATTTGCAGTTCCTACATCAGCAGCTAAAAATAATTCAATTTTACTTCCTGTTTGTGTAGCATCGTCTACTTCTATAATGTATGGACTTCTTGATAATTTCATTTTAGTTGTTTAAAGTTTTCTTCAGTAATTTGATTAAATAGTTTTTCCATATCAAAGCCGAACATTTCCATAAGTTCATCTGGCAGCTTATTGTAATACTTTTCAAATGGCTTTGTAAAAAACAAGCTTGGCTTTAAGCCTTTGGAATATATGCTTCTTGCTATAATATAACCCATACTCTTATGGCTCATAAATCTGCCTGTCTCTTTATCTTTCCATTGAAAGCCTTTACGCTTGGCCCATTTTGCCATAATGCCAGACATACCACCGTTTGCCTTTCCTATTAGTGAACTATTTGTTCCAAATTTATAAGGCGATTTGTTTTGTCCGTTTCCTTTGTTAGAACTTTTATTTCCTTTTACACCTTTGTCTTTATAAAATCCGTATTCATCCATCTCAAAAGAAATTTGAATACTATTTTTAGATTCTTTAACATATCCTTTTAAACTATTTGCAAGATTTCCTGTATCTCTTGGAATACCTTTTTTTGCTTCACGGATTACATTATCCTTGAAGTCATCTAATAGTTCTTGTATGTTATTAAATTCTGCCATTAACAAATAGTCATTGAATTGCCGATTAAAATATCACAGGTTAATGTTGCGCCTGCAAGTTTATTTTCAAACCTTTCTGTAAAAAATTCTGCCGTTGGATTGCCATCTACTTGAAAGGCATCTGTATACAAAGTACCTCTTCTTAATAACTCATAAACTCTGTTTAATACTGCCATCATAGTATTTAATACATATAGTTCGTTATCGTTGCCATCAAATTTATTTAGTGTTTCGTCTTTTGATATGTCTGTGATATCCATAGCCAAAATACTTATATTGTATCTTATTACGTTTTCTTCAAACGTGGCTTGATTTACAATCAAGTGAACTAAAGGAAATATTGTTTGCTTGTTTAAGTCAACGTCAAAAATATCGCCTTGTGTAACGGTTTTTATTAGTTCATCGTTATCGAAGTGTGTTTTTAGTTTGTCTATTATATCGAAGTAGTTCATAATTATTTCATTTGTCGTTTTAGTTCACGGCTTTCAATTTCGTTTTTTTGTTTGACGAAAGATAAATATGTGAGACATTTAGTAAGTCCGTATTTTGTAACTGTGTCAAATTTTGTAAGGTCGTTGCCAGAGAGTCCATATATACTTGAATACCAACCCCATTGTTTGCCAAACTGAACTCTTTCTGAAAATTCGTTAAATCCTTCGTCTTCATCAGTTCGTTCTTCAAATAAGTTAGAGTAGCTTGTAACAATTCGCTTCCTAAACTCCAAAAAAAAACACTTGCACTTATTGCAACATCTAAAGGCGCAAACTTCATCAAGTCCTGCATATCTTCATTTGGCTCGTAGTCTATTATCGAATACTTGTCTTTGTGCTTTTCTTTAATTGGCCTAAACATTACTGCCATCGCCTTGTGATATGTACTCCAATCTTTTAAGTGGTGTTCTAAATCGACATATTCGCCAAAGCTGATGTTCTCCAGATTAGGAATAAATCCAAACTCTATGTTCTTTATTTTAAAGTTTCGTATCAGTTGTGGCTTTTCACTAAACACTTCTGTAAAGTGCTTGATCAATCCGTTTAAATCTTTTAGTTTAATCTTTGCAACTTCTCCTAATTGTAAGCCACAAAATATTTGAATCATTTTATTTGCAATCAGTTCTTCGTCGTTACTCTTTTCTTTCATAGCTACAAACTCTTGATACCTTGATAGTGGTATTTCAGATAGTGAATTTGGCAGCAGTATATCTAACTTCATAATATAATAACTTTTTTTTCGTGTTTTTGTACTTTACAGAATATTATAGCTTCCGTAATTCTTATTCATTCCTAACGTTTCCATTTCGTGATAACGTACTGCATCAATCGCGTGATTGAAATTATCTACAGGTTTGTTTAAACGTTTTCCTGTCTTGTCTGTGTCCCAACAATATGATCGAAGTTCTTTGATTAGGCTGGTGCTATTAGAAGTAACTAAATAGTTTTCACGTTGCATTACATCAATACCGTAATTGATACTATCACGTCCTTTCGTAACGCCTTTAATTGTGATTCCATAACGTTGTATATCTGCTATACTTTTTGGCTCTGCTGAATCTGCATAGCACGGCACGTTGCTTGGAAGTATTTTTGCTATGTCGCTATTTAATAATCCTGTTTGATATGTTACTTCGTTTAGGATTCGTGTTTCGTTATGTTTGTATACTTCTATAATTGATGTCGGATCGTTTGTATAACCAAAGTCAATACCTATGCCTATTAGCCTGGCCTCGTCTGGTATTGTATCAATCTGCTTCCAATTACTAAAGACAACGCCCTCTAATTGACCCATTTCGCCATCTACATAAACACGTACCCAATTCTTCCAATAGTTGCTTGTAGCAGCTTTCTTTATGTTCTTTTCTATTTGGCTTATGATTCCGTTATCAAGTGCTTCGTTGTCTTTGTATGTTAGGATAATCTTTTCTGCATCTTCTTGATCTTCTATTTCTGTTTGTACCCAAAATTCAGCAGTAGGATTGTAATCCAAGAAACATTCGTCTTTTGTTCTAATTGACAATTCGTTATAAGATTCAAAGCTTACACTATTGCACTCGTTTATGTAAAGTATTGAACGCCTACCACCTCTTAACTTACTTGAATCGTCTGCACTAAAAAATTCTATAAAACTGCCGTTTGCAAATTCGTATTTTAGAAGTGACTTGTTAAATCTGTCATCTACAAACCTGTTTATTGATTTCATAATCTTTACGAAATCTCTTAAAGCACCTCTTCTTAAGTGTGGAATAGATTCAGCTACAACGCTTATTTCTGTGTTTGGTGTTTTGGCTGCTCTGTCTATTAAGATAGGAAGTATGCCGTATGTCTTTCCTGCTGATGTTCCACCTTGAACAATCTTAATTCGTTTTTTTAACGCAAGTATTTTATTTATTGCCGTTGTTCTTTGAAACATCTGGAAAAAGTGGTTGCTCTATATTCGTTTGTTCTATCTGTTCTTTTAAGCTATTTAATCGTGCAGTAATGCTTGGATTGTATTGGCCCACCATACCACCTTTAATTTGATCGTCGCGTATTTCCTTGCGTATACGTGTAGAGATAGTACAGAAATCTTCGTATCTCTTTTCTGTATTCTCTAAATAATGCTTTGCCGTGAAGTTAAATTTCTTATGGCAGTATAGTTCAAAGCCCTCTATTGTTAGTGGTACTTCTAATGGTTCTCCTACCATATCTCCTGTTCTTTGGTTTAAGTGATATTTAAATCTTGGATTCGTTTTTGTGTAGGTTTTGTATGCGTCAAAAATGTCTTCTAATTCTTGCGCGTCTTTTAGTGATTTAGGTCTTCCTTTTTTTGCCATCTTATTAATCTTCGTAAGTTTCGTATACTTTCTTTATTCTGTTATTGATATCTCTTAAACAACTTGCGCAGGTTGTGTACTGTTGTTTAGTTCTGAATACTCTATTGTAAATTACTAATAAATCTCTTTGTTCGCTTGGCTTCATTCTATTGCTATCTTTTGAAAACCATTCTTTTAAATATTCGTATTCGTCTTTTTGTAGGCACTCGGCTTTAAATCTTCTTGGAAATAATGCGTTCAATTTTTCCTTACGTTCTTCACATCCACAGTCATCTCCTGCCAACCATTTAATAGCTTTCTTTATTCCTGTCGCTTCTGTTACCTTTTCGATAACGTCGCCTAAACCCTCAACAGGCTGCTGCTTCTTCCAGTCTTTGTATTCTTTGGATCGTTTATCTAATCCTAAATAATATTCTTCGTTTTTTTCCATAATCAAATTAATTCGTAATCTTCGTTTTTATAGTCTTCGTAATCTTCATTCAGATTTTCTTTTAGTTTTCCTTTGCAGTATTTTATTGTTTGAAAAATACTGCTTGTGCTTATTCGTGTTTCATCTGCAAGTTCACGCATACTCATTCCACTATCAAAATAATGTTTAAATAACATTTCGTCATACCAATGCCAGGTTTCAGCTTCTTCTTTGACACGTTTAATTAAACCACTAAAGGCTTCTTCTTTTGATATATAGTCATAAGTTACGCCAATGTCTTTGCGTTCTTCTATATTAACCATCTGGTGCTTGTTTCGTTCTTTTGTCAAATCTTTGAATATGTTTCTTAAAGTAAAGTGTATGTAGGCACGGTTAAGTGTTCCGTTTTTTTGTATAACCTTTTCCCTGTCTGCGTACTTGTGTAATCTTATATACATTTCTTGAACGATATCTTCGGCGTAGAAGTCTTCTCCGTAGCTTTGTACGATTCTTAAATAGTCAGCGTGAAATTTAGCAACTTCTTTTAACCAGTTCATTGATTAGATATTAAACAAATGTAACGATTATTTTCTAATAGTGTATAGACGAAGTTTTTAACGAAACGTTGTGAATAAAAAAAAGCACCTCTTTCAAAGTGCTTCTTCCGTTTTATAGTTTATAATCTAAAAAGGCAATCCATCTAAATCTGATTGTTGTGCGTCGTGCTTTGCATCTTCGTTGCCACCGGCTTCAACTTCTGCTTGGTACGGCTTACTAAACTTTGCACTAAAATACTTTACACCACTTTTACTTTCATTTAGCCATAGTGCCACTTCTTTTTCTACTCCATCAATAACGGCCTTACCTTTGTAATCTGGTTGTGTTTCCGTTTTTTTGTAATCGTTTTTAAAAATTGCACCTGTGTTGTTCTTTTGTTCCATAACTTAATCTATTGTTTTACTTATTATGTATGCGCTTAACGTCTTTCGTTTTCGCCTGGCTTTTTCTTTTAAAAGCTTCTTCTCTTCTTCTGTTACTCTTATTGTAACAATATCAGTCTTTCGTGTTTTCATATTAAAATAATCTTTGTTGTGAAATATGATCTTTAATTCGTTTTATTGAAGCTTGATAATATTCTTTGTCAAGTTCACAAGCAGTTAATTCAAATCCTCTTTCGTGAGAAGCCAATGCGATTGAGCCACTACCTAAATGCGTGTCAAGTATTTTATCGCCCTCTTTTGCATAATGCTTTAATAAAAAATTGTAAAGTTGTTTAGGTTTTTCCGTTGGGTGTATTTTTTTTGTATGGTTATGTTTATGTATTCCGTAGTCAAACATTTTTGCAGGTTTTTTTAATCCCATACTTACCCACGCATACTCACAAGTAGCAAAATTCTCAACAGTTTGCTTTTTATTCCATATACAAAAATACTCACTTGGAGGCATAACAAAATTGTTTGCACCCCAAACTATTTGATTTTTACTTACTCTAAAAAGTTCATCCCAATATTCTTTTGTTGGTTTATTATCCCATTCAATTCCTTTTTCTGCATTTCTTTTATCTGTTTTAAATCGTGTTGTTCCAAAACCTTTTTTAAACCTTTTTATTCCATAAGGTGGGTCTACTATTGCCAAGTCAAAATAATTATCCTCATACCTTGACATTAAATCCATATTATCTTCATTAGTAATTTGTATTTTATCCGTTACTTTCAAGAAATTAATGTTTTGTAATATTCTCTACATTCTTTTATTCTGTCGTAGATAGCTTTAACAACGTCTTTATCATATCTTACTTCAAACGTTTTTATTCGTTTTTCTGTTGGTATATGGTCAAAATTGTGTTTGGCTTCTACATCTGATCGCAGTTCTTCTGATTCATCTATTAAATGATTCTTCCAATGTTCACGCCTTACTTCGTCTTCAACGATTTCATCTGGTGTGTTTACTAAACAATATGCAAGAACACTTTTACGTTTCTTACATAAAGCCATATAGCCCTGTAATTGATAATAGTAATCTTTGTTTGGTATATCTTCGGCAAAGAAAGGAAACGTTGTTGCGTCGTAACTACTTTTTACATCTAAAAGTATACTATCCGTGTTTACGTCTGGTGTACCTGTAAGAAAATCATTGTTAAAATGTTCTTCGTTTTTATACATCAATCCAAAATCTAATACTTCTTGTGCTAATGAAATACTTTCATCTTCTACAAGATTTCCTTTGTCGGTGTAACGGCTTGAAAATTCTTTTCGTATTCCGTACATTTCTTCTATTGCCAATTCTTGTAAGTAGGTCTTGCAAGTCTTACTCAATACTTCGGACTTGCTTCTGCTATTGGTCATTATCTTGCCAAGTGCTGAACATCTAATCTTCAACATAACTCTAAAGCTTTAACTTGTAAAGGCGATAAATCAAACTCTTCTAACTTGGCTTTGTTTATCTTGCCATCTTGTAACGCTTTCAATGCGTCTTCGAATCGTTTTTTAGTTAGTTTTTCTTTCTTTACTTCGTTTTTATTATGCGTATTTGTTGTGTCTGCGTCTTTCGTATCGTCTATTAAAAACAATCCGTTAAGTGCGTACTTTCTTGCATAACTTGAACTACTGCCAAATGCTTGTGCGATATCCATTCCTTTTCTATTTGGATCAATTCCTGCCTGTGCTTTTACTGCCTGCATCTTTGTGCCGTCTGTAATCATAGCAGTTGATTCTACATACATATAGCCTGCTGCTTCTTTTACTTCGTCAGTTAGATTTAGTGCCAATCCGTTTAATAATGGCTTTACTGCTTCAAGTATATCTTCACAACTCCTGTACTTGTAGTTTCCAAATTTGTTAAACTGATTTTTTGGTGCTTTTAATTCTTGCTGGATTTTGGCCAGTCTTCCAATTACTGTGTCTTTCATAACATTATTTATTTTTTGTTTATACAAATATAACTAAATAATTCGACTTTTGTATATACTTAATAGACAATATTCTTTTTGTGTTTTTTCCGTGTTTTTGAACTCCGTTGTTTTTGGCATCCTATTATCTATTATCCAATTTGTTTTAACCTTTCTTAAATCAAAACAATATATTCCTTTAGGTGTATAGTTTATATATAAGGGTATTTCATCGTATAAGATATGCTTTACCATTAAGTAAATGTATTTGCTTCTTTCAAGCATTAAATCATTGTAGTGTTTTTTTCTACATTTTAATTCTATTCGTGTTTTTCTGGAATGACTAAAGCAATCGTGTTTAGAATATTTGTCTTTGCTCATTTCTAAATCGTGCCAATACTTTTTTAAATACTCAAACAAATCACTTTCCGACATTTTTCTTTTTCTGTTTGTATTCTTCAATGATCGCTTTTAATTCTTCTCTTGTGTACTTTCTTATCTTGTGTGCTTCTTCGTGTAATTTTATTAGTTCTTCGCCTCCTATTCGTTTTTCTATACCTATTTGATAGTTTAGTAAGTTTCCGTGTTTGTGTTGGTTACAAAATACACATTGACCGTGAACATTATTCTCATCGAAAGTTACGTTCTTGTGGCTTGTACTAAAGTAGTGTCCAGCATCGAATTTACTTCCTAACGGCTTTTCACAACTTACACAAGGTTTATGCTTATCACGTTCTCTTATGTATGCGTTAAAGTATACCTGTGCTTTTTTAGTTAAGCTTTGCACCGTTTCTAATTCGTCTTTTAGTCGTTTCTTTTCTTTCTTCCAGTTCTTGACCTTTGCAGTTTCTACCCATACCTTGACACAATCACTTTTAAAGCAATACTTTTGGTTAAAGTGTTTTACTTCAAATTTTTCTTTGCAGTTTTTACATCGTGGCATTATATACCCTTTTTTAAGTTTTCTACTAAAATATTTAGCTTTTCTAATTCGTGTTTTTGTTCACTTATAACCATCTGTAAACGTAAATTACTTTTACATTCTAATAAATATTGATCTTCAAACTGCATAAACACGGATTGAAAATAGCTGATGTCTTCAAGTGAATCTAACATAGAATCTATCAAGTCTTTACGTTCCGGATGCTTTGCTTGTAACTCCTCTATACTACTTGTGAACTTTATTATTGTTGTTTGTAGGTTTATCTTTGCTTTTAATATTTCTAAAGTATCCATTTATTCGTGTTTTGGTTGTGCGTAAATCTTATTATAAACATTCGGCAGAGGATTATCTTGTTCATAATATAGAAATTTTTCTTTATCAAACCATAATTCAAGTTGGCCTATGTTACCAACTGAACGTGGCTTAATCTTATTGAAGTTTATAACGGCTTGGTTGTAGCTTAAATCTTCTCTATGTACCGTTATCATACACTTGCCACTATTAAACCACTCACTTCCACCTTTTAAATCGTATGGACTCGGCACGTTTCTTTTTCCGTTTACTTTTTCAGTTAGTTTAGGATGAATAATTGTATGTAAGTGCAAATTGTTATCTTCTGCTATTTGGTTTCTATAAGGAAGTACTACTTCTAAATATTGTGCATATCCTCCATACTCGTTATACGGATGGCTTAAGTCTTTCCAACTATCAATACTTGCAGTTTCTAATCCGTGTTTTTGTTTAAGTTCTACTGCATAATCATAAAATTCAAACGGTGTTAATTTGGCTTTAACATCGTACTTCGTTAGTATTTTAAAGTGTTCAAAAATCCAATCTAAACTATTTGTTATTTCTTTGTCTTTGATCACATTCCTTTCTAAAGGATTAAAACTTTTGCCTGTTAGCTTGTGAATTAAATCGGCAACTATTTCAACATTACTTCCTACATCTGGAAAATAAACAAGATGTTTCCATCCATAAAACTTACTTGTATTAAGTAGGCACTCCATTAATACCTGTGTTTTACCACTCATCGGAAATCCTGTCCAATCTGTGCAGTTGCCTAATTGCATAGAATAGAACTCATCCATTCCTTTCCAACCTAAATACTTGCCTTTGTTGTTGTAGTTATCTCTATGCTTGTATATCTTATGTAATATATCTTTTGCTTCTGTTACCTTATAACCTTTCATTGCCACGGTGCTTTAAATCCATTAGTACTTTCTACTTCCTTTTTTGTTTGTTCTTTCTTCAGCCAATTTTTAGCAGTTAAATATAAGCTTTTATAGTTCGTGTTTTTCTTGAAGTTTTGGATCGCATCGCATACACCATCAATTTGTTGTTTAGTGTAATCATTTTCTAATTTGTTAAACTCATCTAAAGACATAGACAAATGGCCAAAGGCCCTATATATATCTTTATCATTTACATTATCATTAACATTAACATTTACGGCTATGTTTGCCATTTTCTTTTTAGCACTTTTAGCAGGTGCTATATTCTGCCATCTTTTATTAGCACCTTTCTTTCCTGCTTCTCGTTTCTTTTCTCTTATCTGTTCGTATTTTTGTAGGTCACGTTTTAAGTTTTGTTTTATCGGCTCAAAACATAAATCTGTTATAATGTCTTCGGTTTCTGGATTAAGGTCATTAACGTACTCTAAAACGTGTTTAAATAGCTTTCCTGCCTGTTCATCATTTAACTTCTTGACCGTATGCAATAAGTCGCAATAAAGTAAAAAGCTTTTTTTATTTTCTGCCATAAATTATTGGTTAAAAAAAAAGTATAACGCTTTCAGAGGGTCGGAACTCCTACTAACGCTATACTTAAAATATTTTGATTGTCCGACCAACTCCACAAATTTAATAAATTAATTCTTTATATAGTTCTTTCTCTGTTCTTCCTTTTATTATTTGTAAATCTCTAATTGTTGTAGCTTTTAGAATATCCGTTTTTAAATCGTACTTTGTATCATTGATTTTAAACTTGCCATCGTATTCTGCTATATCTAAAAACATTAACGGATCTTTTGCTTTTTTTAAATTCTTAAAAGTTTTAATTCCGTGTACTATTGTTGCGTGATTTAATCCGAATAAATCGCCAATACTTTGATACGTATATCCAGCAGTTCGTAACACGTTAAAAAAGTATATTCTTTTATGTACGTATTTTCTTTGTCTACAACGTTTTTTTAATTCGTCTTTTTCTATGTAGTGCAGCACACTACTCATTAATTCTTCCATATATCCAATTTATAATAAGACAATAAAGATATTCTTTTATTTTCTTCATACCTTTTCAATACTAATTATTAACTTTTGCCATAAGCCACAAAGCTTGATAGCTTCCTGTCTGTCTTCTGCTTTTACATACTTAACTGCTTGGCAACATTCTGCGTCAGTATTAGCGCCTTTATAGTATTTGTATAGTATTTTATAAGTGTTCATTTTTTCGTCTTTTGCTATTAAATAATTGCAGTATAATTCTTCGTTAAAATTACTCCACCAGTCTATTCTTAATTGTTCCATTTGTTTAGTATTTCTTCAAGTTCTTCGCATAAATCTTCTTCGTTATAATAGTTCACACCATCACATCTTAACGTTTCTTTTTGTACTCTATAATATCTTTCTTCTACTTGTGCGTATGATAGCTTGTCGTTAAAGCTATTGTAGCTATCAAGTTCTTCTATCATTCGTGTTTCTATAAAAAGTTCTACTTGGTATGGTGTTTCTCCAATATAAAATATTGCACCATCTTGATCGTAATATTCTATTTCTATTTCGTAACTCATACTAATAAATTTACTGCTAAATAATAAAACGTGAAGGCAACTGCCATAAACACGAAACCATACAATAATTCTTTTTTTGCTTCTTTTTCTTTCATAATCTATTTATTTAAGTGTAATTGCTAATTTTCTAAACCTGTCATTTAACCTTTCAATACATCTGTTAAATATATCAATATCGTGGTCGTTAATTTTTCTAATTGATTGAAGCTGCAATCCAGCACCAAATTCATTACTCCATTCTCTTTCATCAATACGGTCTTTGTAATACTTAATGTATTCATCAATCGTAGTAAGTGTTTCTAATTTTTCTATTCTTTCCATAACCTTAATTAAATTGTATACACAAATATATACATTATTAACAATATATAACGACTTATCAACAAAAAAAGTTACAATTATTTTTTAGTTGTTTAAAAATCAATAAGTTACAAAGGTGTTGTTTAGAAAATATGCGTTAAACGTGCTACTTGGCCGTGTTCTATATGATGAATAAAGCCTTCAACTGCTTTAGGTGCGTGTTGATAGCCTTTGATATGATGCCAGGAATCTGTTCCAGATGGACTTCTTAAACTTTCAACGGTGCAACCGATAAAATCTTTACTGAATTTATGATGAACGTGATGCGTATAAACGTATCTGTGTTTAGTTTCTGCCCATTCCTTTGCAAATTCTTGTGCCATTAATAAAGGTAGATCGTTCATTTTTGCGCCATCTCCGTGAGTTGTTGCTATAAGATTCTTTCCGTATTTATAACCTTTTCTGTGTGCTATTGAACAATCGAAGTGTATATGTTTATTCTTTTTAAAGTATGTTTGAATAACATCAGCTAAAAAAAAACCTGTTGCGTAATCGTGATTGCTTGGATTAAAGTGAAAAGTGACATCTGCAACTGTTATTAACTGCAATAGTATATCTACATAAAGTTGTTTAGCTATTAAGAAATTGGAATACCACATTCCGTCTGTATCTTGGCTTGTGCCTTTTGTCGTTTTTCTGTCTGGTGTATCAATATGTAGAATATCGTTTCCACCGATAAATAATATTTTTTCGATAGGAAACCCTTTTGCTTTGTTTAAAATGCCTTGTACACCCTCTTTGACACGTTTAACGGCAATCTGATTGTTGTAATCTTCGCCTGTTTCAAAACTTTCTGCAAGTTTACCTATATGAATATCAGCAGGATCAATAACAAGTAAGTATTCTCTTTTTTTTCTTCTTCTAAATAATCTTGGATAAACAGGTGCAAATTCAGATAAATCTTTAATAAGTCTTTTGCCTAAAGCTTCAAGTTCT